TAATAAACAAGCTCAAGGTATATTAGAGTTTTATAAAAATAATATGGAAGGTTCTGCACAACAAGCAAAGATAGATACTGAAACTGCTCAATCACAATCTGAACAAGAGTTAAGACAAGAATGGGGTAGAGACTTTGAAGGTAAAGTTAAACAAGCTGGTGCATTAGCAAAAGCTAATATTAATCCAGAAGTTTTAGATATGACTTTATCAAATGGTATAAGGCTTGGAGACCATCCAGAAATAATAAAAGGTTTTGCAAAAATTGCAAACATGATGTCAGAAGATAAAATTATTGCAACTGAAAGTGAAAATGTAAATACAGTTTCAGATATTGAATCTGAAATATCAGCTATTACTAATGATACTGATGGACCTTATTGGAATAAGCAACATCCAGATCACGATAAAATAGTACAACAAGTTTATACATTAAGAGAAATGTTAAATGCAGATCAATAATCTTAATGATCAAGAAATTCGGTTAGAAGTATTGCGGTTGGTTAAGGAGACAGGATCTGAAGTTCAGAAAAATGATCCCTTGCCAATCGCTGAAAAATATTATAATTGGATAGTAGGTAAGAAAATTCGCAAGAACCTTACTGGCAAGAAGGAATAGACTTCTAGTCTAAAAGACTTTA